TGAATGATGCTTTTTAATTCTGCTAATGTCATGTTGCTATTGTAACTCTTCCTAATGCTGATGTTAGCAAGAACCCTCTAAAACTTCTACCTATTGGATTATCCGTTGAAAAAACATTACCGCCGTTTGCTTCTATATCGTTGTCTGTTCTAGGATCGTATAAAGCTTCTGGATCTGCTATATGATTAAATGGCCCTAGTTGTGGATGTTTGGGCTCGAAACATGCATCACATACCTTCAAACCTGTCCATTCCTTTCTCAGATCATGTAATTTCTTTTTAAAACCACATCTGTCGCAGATAGCTACGGCAAATTTGCCACTAGCATATGTCATCTACGCACTCCAGGATAAGGACGGACTCTAAATGACGCTCTATCCTCATCTTGATCGGCTGCACGTCTAAATTCTTCCTCATAAATGGCTTTGAGCTCCATACTGCGCTCAGGAGCCCTTTTTTGTGATAAGTAATAGGCTAGGCCTGCTACAAAGCAAGGAAATAGCCTGAAGGGCATTTGCATAGTGTTAGTTGCTGAGTCTACATCATCAATTCTTTCTAATTTTGTAAATCTGATAATATCAGTAGAATTTTCTGGTGCTGGATAGAGATATAAGACTGGATTTATTTGCTTGTCTAAGAAAAATTGTGATGGTTTAGCCTTAGAGTCTTTGTTTGGTATAGAAAAATACTCAGACCTAGATAATCTGTCCATACGTATGTCTGTTGTTTCAGTACCTACAGTTCTGCGAATAGTGACATCTAATATATCTATTACACTAGTACCTAGTTGATAATTATTTGTTCCTTCTGTAACTGTTTGTGTACCTGTTGATATAGTCCATTGATTCAAACCTCTATTAGCCCACTCAGCCAACATCAAGTTAGCAGATCTGATGGCTGTTTTTAGATCATATCCAGTCCTAAGCTCTAATCCACATCTTTCGTATGCTTCTTCGATAAACTCTGTAATATCGAGTTCGAAATTTTTACTTCCTGAAACTGCCATTAGTCTTCATATAAATTATTAAATGTGATTGTTGGATCAAGATAGCTTTCGTGCCCCTCTGCCGAATGCGTCCATTGTGACGGTTGAAAGTCTGGCGCACCTTCTCCTGTTCTCCAGAGCGCTGGGCTTGTAGCCCGCACTCTGTTGTTAGGCAGGGCAACTAAATTACCTTTCCATTTACAATCTTCAGTTATATATAATACATGAGATTGTTTGTGTTGTGCAGGGTCATCTGCAATATCGTTATTTGTATAGTCAACAGTAAATAAATAAGTAGCTTTGTAAAAGTTACCATCTATCTTTGCTAACCAAGGTGAAGAGCTGACTCTATCCATACAAACAACTGCATGATCTCTAGATTCGCAATCCCAAGGTTGCGCTAAATGATCTTCCATAGGCTCGGGCCATTCCTCTACAGGTATATCTGCTACTAATGCTTGTATAGGCATTCTTGCCCACATAGCGCCACCATGTATGTTGCCTTCATCCCAATCATCTCTATCAATCTCACAACCAGTAAAGACAACTTGGAAGCTAAGCGATCTGTCTGGTATTGTATTTACTGCTATGACGTAAGCATGTAGAAAGTCGCCATGATGGCGTTGATGATTAGCTGTGAACTCTCGTCTGACCCAGACTTTGAAGTGTGGTATGTTACTAATTAAATGGGGCATTAACGATTTACTTCAGCGCCTTGTTTGGCTCTTCTTCTATTTGAGCCACCAGCAACTTGTAAATCGGAATTTAGGTCAACTTTACCGCCTCTTGAATAGCCCTTAGTGGCTTTTCCACCTTTAGCGTAACCTTTAGTCCCTTTCGCAGCTCCACCCTTTGAATAACCTTTTGTTTTCTTATACATAATTAACTTATTGTTGTAACCTTCCTACGGTCTTCCATTACTTTACCACAACCTTTAGCTATAAAACCACCTTTTTTTGTAGCATTTATTGGCCCACCTCTAGATTTCTTTTTCCAACTAATACGTTCTGGCCCTTTTTTCTTTTTAGCAGCTGAGGTGCATTGTGCTTTAGTAGGCCTACAGGCAGGATATGCTCTCTTTTCACCTTTCTTACGGCCACAAGGTTTACCTGTTTTACAATCAATCCAACCTTTACCCTTGTTTCTAGAAAACCATTTACGTAAGCCTTCTTTTGCCATTATGCCAACCTAGTTTTTTTGTTTTTGCCTGGCAACATAACACCACAACCTTTACGCTTCACTACTGTACCGCCATTCTTCATCTTGATAGGGCCTCCAGTAGCTTTTTTAGACTTATTGCCCCAGTTCTTAGCGCCTACCTTACGACACTTTGATAAAGCACCACTAGCATAAGCGCTAGGCCATACTTTATACCTAGATTTTACTTTGTGATAGCATGCGTCTTTTTTTGCAGCACCACCCTTTTTGAATCCAATTGATTCGAGAGTTTTAGCTTGTTGTGCATGCGTTTTGCTAGCTTTTTTCAAACCTTTAATAACTTTTTTAACCTTTTCTTTGGCCATATTTTGATTATACTGGCTCGTAAGCACCCTCTGCAATCAAAATATCTCGATTAACCATATGTTCTGCTTCTACGTCAGATTTGCTTTGGCCAAAATACTTAACTGCTAAGTTGTTAGCTACCATAGCTTTGTTGATATCTAAACCATCAACTATTATTGACCCTAAGACTCTGCCATATTTACCTTTAGAATCCTTCAGTTCGCTTTTTAGGATGATTTCTTTACCGTTATTAATTGAATCTTCTAAGAACTTAGAAGCTAGTTTACCTCTGGCTTTTTCATCTAGATCTCTAGTCCTAGATTCAGGAGTATCAATACCATAAAGTCTGACACGACATTTATGCATGATACTGAAGCCAAGATCGAGGATACAATCGCATGTATCCCCATCGACAACACGAGTTACCTCGCATTTATATTCGTACATTTATGACCAAACTGCGGTACAAACTGATTGTACCAAAGCGTCTTGACCAGAAACATCTGTAGCTGCGCCACCGTCTTCAACAAATTTAGTCAAAAACACGCTTGTCCCTGCAACAATACCATCAACATCAGAATCTGCACCAGTACCCGCTAATGTAGAATCGTAGAATACATTTATTATTGGGTATTTTGCATTTGCATCATCTGCAGCAGAACTATCATGTGCAGGAAATACTTCTATTCTTTGCACTTTTTTACTACTTCTTGAAATAGCCATTATTTTTTCTTCCTTTTAGTATATTTTCTTTTCTTTGGTGCTTCCTCTACCTTTTTGCGTTTTTTGTATTTTCGCTTAGGTTTAGGTTTTGCAACCAAATCCTTATGTACCATTGTATAGGCTTCATTCTTTGCTGTCGACTTGTCATCTGCGACATATCGACCATCTTCATCACGAGCTCTGACTTTTACCCAGCCAAAGAAGTTTGCAACTTTTTCCCAAAATTTCATACTAGCACCTCCAGCGCCTGCGAGCCTGCCTTATTCTAGAGTTCGGATTATTCCTTGTCTTGGCAGAACTTCTTTTTAATTGTCCCAAAGATCTAGCGCAATAAGATTTTCTTCTTTTTGCTGCTTTACTGCCTGGCTTTACTTTGCCAGTAACAGCTGTTTTAAGCTTAGACCCTGGGTTTTTTCGTCTGTATGCTGCAACACCTTTTTTGGTCATGCCAGCACCAGACTTAGTAGATCGGTAGTTTCCTCCCTTACCTACTGTTCGTCTTACATTTTTTGCCTTTCTAGGCATGAAATATAGTAACTCTATCTAGATTTGAAAGAACAGCATGTATACCGTTTTCAAACAATACACCATCTGCTGGTATATTTAATGTTTCGGTATCGTTTGCGTTACAAGGAGCAATTAACAGAACTGTTCCTGTTACACTACCATCTCTAAAAGTTACTGTACCATCTGAGCCACCGCCAGCTATAACGTAACCTTTGAGTCTTGAACGATGTTGAGTTAAATCAACACCTCCTGTAGCAGTTGAGGCTGTTGATGCTGTTTTTACATCACTACTCATTATTCTTCCTCCCAAATAACTTGAACTGATTCATTTAAATCTTTTAATTTATTATTTGCAGCAGTTTTATTAGCTACAGTTTCATCTACGACGACTTCGCCAGTTTGTGTATTTATAAGTTTTAATTTTATAGCCATTACTTGAAACCTCCTGGATCTCTTGGTTGAGATACAAATATATAATCAAAGTCTGCACTTTGTGCTCCTGAGTTTAAAAAGTTTGCCACATAAATATGCGGTAGTACTTGTGCACCTGAATCAGTAAACGGTATGTCCGCTGCTGTTAAAGATGTTGAAGAACTATTTTTTAAACTTCTATCTGTTACTGTTATATCTACTTCTGATACTAAGGTGTCTTCTAGTATCCATTTGATTCTGCCTCTATTTGAATCGTAGTAAATAGTAGCCGTAAAGAAAGTATTTGGAAAACCTGCTCTACTAGCAATATTCAATTCAGGGTTATCAGATGAATTTAATAAGGCTGCATAACCATTAGACCCATTGTTAGCATATTGATAACATACTGTACCTCCTGCTGGATCACCTTTAAATAGAACACCTATTGACCCTGTTGGGGGTGTTGGTGAAAAGAATATTGGTGGGCCTGCTTGCACATCGTCAGTAAACATAAATGCTCCTGCATATGCTGGATCATTTGCGTTCATACCATTTGGATTCCATCTGAACTTCATAACAAAGTCTCTGTCTTTTTTCAGAGTAAAGTTATGCTCAGGGGTACCAACTGCTGGGCCTAATAATAGACCTGTAAAGTCGTTTGAGCCTGTATGACTTGTCAATCTAATGCATGATGGATTATCAGGGCTGATTGCTACTGTACCGTTGGCTGATTTCAGTTCAGACCACTTATCAGTATCGTAATGATCAAAGTCATCAAAAAATACATGATTTCTAGTAGGATCGTAAAAATTACCTTTAATTATATTATCAACACTTTGGTTGCTTACTCCGTTAGGAAAATTTGTTAAAGACATTACTCTTCCTCCTTAATCTCTACATAACAAGGGCCTATTTCATCAAGCTTGCCTTGTATTGCATTTTCATCTGCGGCTGACACTTGGCCAGACTCACCATTTAATTTCGTATAATTAATTATATATGCCATTAAAACTGCTCCTCAGGTCTACCATAACCAAACATTACATAATCTATATCAATACTTTGTGAAACTGCTCCTACTAACCCAATCGTAGGCATCATAATAGATCCAGTTGGCTTTGAAGAAGGTGTTGAGTCAGTCATCATATCTTGACCATCTAAAAATGTTCTTTCTGTTCCAGCAGCATCGTATCTTTTATCATTTATCTGATAAACCATAAATTGTCTCTTAGGATCCCAGTAAAATGTAACAACGTTCCAACGATCTAAAACTGTACCTTCATCTTTGCCATCTAAATGACCAAAAGCTCCTACAATAGCAGCATTTTGATGTAAGAAACTAGCAGCTGGACTACCGCTATTAGGATTAAATTGCACTTGGAAACCTTTGTGTATAAACCCAAGACCTCCGTATGTTGATCCAGAATTAAGAGTTGTTTCCGACATATTGATACCAAAAGCAGCATCGGTTGCATTAGACGGGAATTTGTAACGTGCTTGCCAAAAGAAAGGCTCGTTAGTTGTCCAAGGCATAGTAGCTTTATTGGAACCACTTCCCCCATCCCAAGCTAATAAACAGCTACCACCACTACTAGCAGTACTTGAAGATGTTGTTAATCGTAAAACACCATTTGCTGTCCTACTATCAAATTGAGACGTTGGCACTAAAGCTACTGTTGACCCATTTTGTGTTCCTACTCGCCATCCATTTGAGGTAGGATCCCAACATGTAAAATCATCAAATATAATATTGAACTTTGTTGGCCAATCACCACCCATATAATCACCAGCTGGGTGATTTTTTAAATCTGGTAAGTTATTAAAACCTTTTTCGTAATTTGTGCTCATTATCTCTCCTGTGCAATTGTTAAATAATCTACTGTCAACTTGCTTATTGCAGCAGTACTGTTTCTAATCATCATAGTAGGCATTAGGTTGATACCGTCAGGCCATACTGAAGCATCTACTGTGTCTGTTCCTGGTGCGTATGGCAAGTCAGAATTGCCTACAGATCCAGTACAACCAACCCATCCTTTAGCAGAATCCCTAAAGTAAACAGGTTTATGCAGGTAAGATTGATTAGTGTTAACTTGGCCAGCTGGTAAAGCAGCGCTCACACTATTAACATAGTTTGAATTGTTTCTTGGCCCTGGTATTTTTTTACCAACACCTCTTTCAGGATCATATATAAATATCATTTCTATGAACTCATCATTTGTTACATCACCTGCTGTCGGTTGATAAGGAGCACCAGCACTATTGAATACCGCATTAAGTGGCATGCTTGTACCTGTTGCATTAAAAGCAAATATAGCTGCACTAGACCCTGTAAATATAGGATCAGTAGCTGCGCCATGTATATTACCCCCCATACTCAAAATTCCACTAAAGCTTGTTAGTCTTCTCATCAAACCAACATGAAAAGCACATGTTTGCCAATTGTCTACTTTAAAACGCATAGCCATATAATGTTTCTTCTTAGGATCCATTACAAAACCACCAACTGCTTGAGCTGCATTACCTTTATATTGTAATAAAACTCTGTCGTTATTGGCGTTGTCAGTTGCTAGTTCAAGCTGACCACCAGCTCCAGTTATAACACCTACTGAGTGATTGCCTGAACCTGCTTCAACTACTGTTTTTTCCCAATGACCTGACACATAGTTGTTAAAATCATCATGCCAAAGAATATATTTTGATTTGTCTAAAACACCAATTTTTGCCAATGGATGATCTTTTTTTACATAGTTTGAAATACCATTAGGAAAACTAACACTAGCATTTCCTGATATTTTTTTGTTAAGTTCACCATTTGGTGATGTTTTACCGAATATTACGTTACCTGCTGCACTAGCCATTATACTTCTACCTCATCTAAAATTACTTCTGAATTCTCAGCTAAGGCTGCCATAGCAGCGTCGGCTGCTTTCTTTTTGCCTGCTGTTGTATTCGCATATTGTGTTTCTACACCGTCTATTGTTATTGTTATTTTCTTAGCCATTATTTCACCTCTAAACAAACATTTGGAAAATCGTGATTCTGAGCTTGCATCCAAGCTGATAAATCATCCATACTGGAAAACTCCATAGAGCCACCACGCCATCTTAATACATAGGTCATACTGCGTCCCTCCTTCTCATACCGCATCTGAAGTAATCTACCTTCATGCTATTAGCAGCTGCTTCTTTTGTTCTTACTCCTAATGTTGGTACTAATACACCTTTTGGATATGCCCAAGTTTCAACAGCATTAGTTGTGCTTTGTGCTGTCAACCTGTCGTCAAATCCAGCTCTTTGAACTAGCACACCATTAAATGTCCAAGAAATAAGTTGTGATTTGCTGTCGTAACATAAACCTAAAGTACAAAACTCGCCATCTGATGGAAAACCAACAGGATTTAGTAAAGAACTGCCAGATATGCCTTGTCCAGTACCATTCCACGTAGCCATTCTGTTGCTTAAAGATCCTGGTGATGTTGACTCTGTACCATATCTTACGTAAAAGTCAGCTGGGAAAAACCCACCCACATTTGTAAACTGATGTACGATACTGTCTTGGAAGCGGAAGTTGTCAAATATCTCATCATCAGCTTGACCACACAAGCCAACAACAGCATGCATTTTAGTAGCATCATAATGATCTAAAGCTATTCTTGCTTCGTAAAAAAAATCGTGATCTAAGTCAAACTCAAAAGAATTATTGATGTTTGCGCTGGTACCTAACTGAATAATAATACCATCATTTGCAGCGTTATCTGTAGTCATTTGTAGGATACCGCCATTACCATCTACATTGGTTACGCTATTCGATCCTGATCCTGCTGCGGTTTGTGTGACTTTCCACTCAGCAGTATTGTATGTGAAAAAGTCGTTGTAATATTCTGTAAAAGGCCCAGGATGTATTACACCCATAAGGTTAGAACCTTTTCTTTTGTCTACATTACTTACGTTGTTTTTAAAATTAACACTCATAAATTACAACCCTCCTTGGGTCAGCACTTAGTTGCTAAATGCCATAATTTATTTGAGTTTAACTCTGTTTAATTAATTAAGCAATAAAAAAAGGGAGCCCTAAGGCTCCCTAGAGGGGTACAAGGTTTAATTATGCACCTTGTGAAGCATCGACACATCTCCAGTTTGAGAATCCAAATGAATATCTCTCTCTAGCTTTGTATCTTAGATTTCCTGTATCAAAGTCACCTTCAAGTGATGTTGACATTGGGGATC